TATAGTAATCGCAAATATGCCGTTAATTAATGATTTGGTTGCGCGACTTGTACCAATTATACAAAACTTACTTGAATCGTTTGTACCGCCGTTAATGGACGTGGTGGCGAATATTTTACCCGTTTTGTTTTCGTTGGTCGAATCGTTGTTACCGCCTATTTCGGATTTAGCGACGCAATTATTACCAGTGTTTTTAAAAATCTTTCAAATGATCGTTCCGCCATTGGTTCAAGTCGCACAAAAATTACTTCCGATTTTAGTTGATATAATACTTGCGTTATTGCCATTGGTCGAACCATTGTTAAATTTATTAATGCCGATACTTGATTTATTAATCGGATTGTTAGCGCCGATCACGGATTTAATTACTATGTTACTACCGCCATTGGTCGAAGTAATCACATTTTTATTAAATACAATTTTACCGCCGTTACAACAATCGATCGAAAAAACGGCACGTCTTATTTCGGACGTGTTGGGCGTTGCGTTTAAAATCATAGGCGATTATGTGCAATATGCAATTACCTTTTTTAATAACTTTTTATCATTTATAATAAATGTATTTACGGGCAATTGGTCGGGTGCATGGGAAAATGTCAAAAATATTTTTAATAATATCATGCAGTTTTTGAAAAATACATTTAACAATGTAATTGACGGACTATGTAATATTTTTCCGAATTTGTCGGGTGCAATCCGTTTTGTGGCGGATTTAGTAAAAAATTATTTTGTCGATATGTTCACAGGAATAAAAGCGACATTCGAAAATATAAAAAATGTGTTTACGAATATCATTGATTTTGTGAAAAACGTATTTACGGGCAATTGGGCGGGTGCATGGCAGAACATACAAAATATTTTTTCGAACATTGCGAACGGGTTAGGAAATATTTTTAAAGCGCCGATTAACTTTATAATCGGGGTTTTGAATGGATTTATTGACGGATTAAATAAAATACAAATACCCGATTGGGTTCCAGGTGTTGGCGGTAAGGGGATTAATTTACCACATATCCCAAAATTACGCGTTGGTATGGAATACGTACCATACGACGAAATGCCCGCATTACTTCATAAAGGCGAACGAGTTTTAACACGCGACGAAGCAAGAGCACTTGACGAAATGCAGAGAGATTGGGAGATCAAAGAAGGAAAGAAAACAAACCATATCTTTAATTTATACATCACAAGCCCCGAACATTTAAGTCCGTCAGAAACGGCACGATTAACAAGAAAAGCATATCAGATTTATAATTTGAAAATGGGAACGGTGTAATATGCGAAGATTGTATTTTGTAAATGAATTTAACGAAAGCATCAATATAACATACGAACCGCCGTATATTTTGAGTATTTGCGACGGATTCCACGAAGTCAAAGGAAATGTACAAACCATTTCGTCAGCGTTCGGCGACGGCGAACGTTTTACTAATACGAGCATTGGGAAACGTGATTTAACGATTAAAGGTACTATAATCGAAGATATATCCGTCAACCGCCGTTATATGTTGAATGTTTTTAAATTGAATCGTTCGGGAATGTTATATTATTATGACGAAGAAATAGAACGCAAAATACCGTGTTATGTTGAAAGTGTTGAGATTGCAGAAAAACAAGGTTATACGAAAGATTTTGTTATTAGCCTAGTTTGTCCGCGCCCATATTTTCAAGCGAAATTTAACGAAATTATTGAAATGGCGGAATTAGAAGCGAAATTTAAATTCCCTATGAACAGCCCAGTTAATCAAGGTTTTATATTTGGTTTGCGAAGTATTGATTTAATGGGCGAAATGGAAAATATAACAAATATAAATTATGGGTTAACGATTACATTTAAAGCCGTTGATACCGTTGTAAATCCTTATTTATTAAACGTAGATACGGGCGAAATTGTAAAAGTAACAAAAACATTGCAACACGATGATTACATAACAGTAACTACACATAACGACAATAAAAACGTTATATTATATACATCTTTAACGGATAAGTTTATCAATATTAATTATTTATTGACGTTTGGAAGTGTATTTATGCAGTTGAAACACGGGAAATATACCATACGAACGGGTGCAGATAGTGGCGAAGATAAATTAGAAACAACGATTGAATATACGCCCGAATTTGAATCAGTATAAAAGGGGTTATATATGGAATCTATTTATTTAAAGGTTTATGACCGTGATTTAATATTTTTAGGCGTAATTGACCGATACAGTTCCTTGCGTTGGCGAAGAAAATATTTTGAAACGGGCGAATTTGAATTACATATTGACCCAACGAAAAATAATATGAAATTGTTGCAGTACGACAATATTATTGTTCGAAGTGACATTCAAGCGGAAGAATTCGGGATTATAAACAGTTGGCAGATAGACGACGACGGCGAAAAAGTCAGCATTGCAATACATGGGGAGTTTGGGTTATCACTTTTAAAACGCCGTTTACTTCGAAATCGTATCACATTTAACGGAACGTTTATAAATGCGTTTAAAACTGTATTACAGGCAATAACCCCGTTTAATCGCCTTGATATAGTAGCAAGTTCCATTGTAAGCGGTAATATTGATTTTCAAGTAACATATAAAAATGTATATAAATTTCACGAAAGGTTAGCCAGAGCGTCGAACATAGCGGGTAAAATAACGCTTGATATTCCAAACCGACGTTATAAGTATTCGAATTATATCGGATTAGATCGTACAAACGATCAAACAACGAACATACGACACGTATTTAGCGAAGATCATAACAACATTGATAAAGCAGTATACACGTATACAAGAAACAATTTAGTTAATTGGGTGTTGGTTGGGGGTCAAGGCGAAGGAACGGCGAGAATCTTACGAACCATAACAGCAAACACAGGTTCGACACATGATTTTGATAAACGAGAAATATTTGTTGACGCAAAAGCAGAATCGAACGACGGGTTAACAGTATCAGAATATAACGCCGTATTGGACGCAATCGGGCGCGAAAAATTAGACGATCCATTAACTACGTTTGAAGTTGTGGCGAACCCGTTACATTACCGTACAACGTGGAATTTGGGCGATATTGTTACGATTATTAAAGAAAGTTGGGGTATGCAAGAAAAACAACGAATAACGGAAGTAGAAGAAATCATAGAAAATGGACATTTAACCATTATTCCGACGTTTGGAAGCCCAATAAGTGAAGCATTAGGAGAGGAAGAAGATTAATAAAGGGGTGTTTTATGGAAAAATTTAGTTTTTTTGATAGTATCGCGGACGATCGTTTATATTATGCGGAAGACTTCGCGTTACATATGAAGAAATATTTTACAAATGGCGTATTTAACAACGGTTTACAAGTTGTTAGTAACAACAACATGACCGTAACCGTAAAATCGGGCGACGCTTGTATAGAAGGATATCGTTATTCGAATACAACCGACAAAGCGTTAACCATTGATAACGCAGACGGAACGTTAAAGCGAATCGACAACATTGTTATTCGATTAGATTTAACAAACCGCAATATATCGGCGCTTGTTATAAAGGGCAGTAATTCCGCTTCGCCAGTTGCCCCAACGTTGGTACGTACTTCGACAATTTACGACATTCGTATTGCAAAAATCAATGTAAACAATGGCGTTGTTAGTATTACAGGCGCAAACATTGAAGATACAAGATTTATAACGCCCGATTGTGGTAATGTTATACAAGCCGTTCAAACATTAGATTTTACTGGAGCATATCAGCAATTAGAACAGTATTTTTATAATTGGTTCAATGACACAAAAGAGGTTTTTAATGAAGATACAATCGGTTATTTAGTCGAGCAATTAGATATTGCTTTACAAAAACAAGGTACAAGCGTTCCCGTTGGCGGTGTAATTGTTTGGACGGGTAGCGAATCGACAATACCCGTTGACTATATGCACGCAAAAGGGCAATCACTTAATAAAGACGAATACCCGAGATTATTTAATGTTATTGGTTATACATACGGCGGAAGCGGTCAAAACTTTAATTTGCCCGATTATCGTAACCGAGTTGTTGCAGATTTAGGCGACGACACGAATTTTAACGTAATCGGTAAGAAGTCGGGGGCAAGTACGCATAAATTAACAGTTTTGGAAATGCCCCAACATACACATATACAGGACGCACACACACATAAACAAGATGCACATACACATAGTATTTCATCATATGATGCAAGTTATGCAAGTGTAACAGCCGTTCGAAATATGTATTCCAATAAGGCGGCAAACCCACAATCACTTGACGGAATGTATGGCGCAGGAAGTACAACCGCCACAAACCAAAATACAACCGCCACAAACCAAAATACAGGGGGCGACGGAAACCACAACAACGTACAACCAACCATTACACAGATTTATATTATTAAAGTATTAGAAAACGCGTATATTGAAGATGTCAGAAATTTAGATATAGAAATGAACAAATTAAAAAAAGATGTACTAGATTTTTATAATATTGCCATGAAATATAGCGGGTTATTTGTAGGAAATGCGAACGATTTAGAAGATTTTAGAATATATCATTGTTCATCAACTAACGTTACAAACTTACCTACTACAACAGGTTATTACATAGTAGAATGCTTTAATATAAGCGGTACAAAGTTACAAAGGGCAACAAACACTTCAATAAATGCAAGTGGTAATTATACATACACAAGGCGTTTACAAAGTGGGACATGGACGACATGGTATACGGTTTAAAATAAAAGTAACATAAAGTTTATATACTGATTTTATTATATAAAAAAGAAGGTGTTATAAATAATGAATGATTTTATGCAAGGTTTAACGTTATCGGAGGTCACATTTAAAATATTGTTTATAGCATTTTTTGTATGGTTCATTAAACATGTCGACAAACGAGAAACGGAATTTTACAGTAAAATAATGAAAGTATTAGAAGAAATAAAAGAAATTGTAAATAAAAATAAAGATTGAAAGGAGTGTATTACATGGAAAGAATAAAGAAAATCGCAAAATATACATTGAATACATTAACCATATGTAACGCGTTATTATTGGGATTATCGCCAATATGGGAACTTGACATTGCAAAAATTACAAGTTCAATTATCGTAATATGTTCCGTTATTTCGGTGTATTTGTTGGGCGGAAAAGCAATCGACCACATAACCGAGCATGAAAGGGGTTAAAAGTATGAATATTATACAAATGTTAACAAAAGTAAATCGAACCGTTGGAAGAAATGGCGGACGAATCCAATTTATTGTATTACATTACGTCGGTGCGAAATCAAGCGCACGAAATAACGGTAAATATTTCGAATCAATCAACCGCCAAGCGTCGGCACATTATTTCGTTGACGAAGTGGACATTGTTCAAGTTGTAGAAGATAATAATACGGCGTGGGCGGTTGGATCACAGACATACAAACACGCAACAGCAAGAAATTATAATACGTTAAACATTGAAATGTGTTGTGATACAGACGCAAAAGGTAATTTAATTGTTACAGATACCGTTGAAAATCGTACAATTGAACTTGTACACGCCAAAATGAAAGAGCATAACATACCAGTATTGAACGTGATACGACATTTCGACGTGACGGGTAAATTATGCCCGTTAACACACGTTAATGTAAATCAAAACCGTTGGAATCGTTTTATTTCACAGTTACAAGCGCCAACAGTACAACCAGTTCAACCAACGAAACCAAACCTAACATTTAAAGAATACAAAGTACGCGTTGACATTGCAGATTTACGCATACGAACGGGAGCGGGTACAAACTTCGCACAGGCGAAAGACAACAAAGGAAAATTGTTATATACAGGAGTGGGAGCGTTTACCATTGTAGAAGAAAAAACAGGAACAGGGGCGAAATTATGGGGGCGTTTAAAATCGGGCGTCGGTTGGATTAGTTTAGATCACGCGAAGAAGGTATAAAGGGGGCAATGTCCGGATTAAGGATTATATTATTAATATATAATCCTTTAAATTTGTCTAGTAATACGTCTAGCAATAGAAAATACTTTTATAAAACATTGACATACAACTGTAAATATAATATAATCACAAAGTCAGTATTTCAAACGTTCACATACATTTTAAATGTTGGCGATTGTATCATAAATTCGACCCAAATGTTACGGGTCACCAGACACACAAATAAATAGCATACTATATATAAAACCTTGTAAACGGTATACCGCCGTCGTTACAAGGTTTTTTATTGTTGCTTAAAAGTTGATATTTTGTTGTCAATTCTAGCAATAGACTAGTAATAGCAATTTTTATAACTTATTTATAGAATTTATTTTGTTTTTATAATAAGTTCATATGAAGTACATAAATAAAGCGTATATTATAAGTATAGACAACAGACAAACACACACGAAAGGAATAACGACAATGACAACATTACAAGGAAGCGAAAAACAAATAAAATGGGCAGTCGAAATTAGACAATCTTACAAAAATTACATTGATGAAGTCAAAGAAGGAAATAATACTTTTAAAGGATTTGTTGAAGAACTAGCAAGAAAACAATATTTAATTGAAAAAGGAATTGAAAGATACGAAGTAGAATTTCAACAAACAAAATATTATAAATTAAATCAAGAGTTTAAAAAAGCATTACGTACAAAAGTTATTAATAAAGATGAATTAATCAGACTTGCAGAAACTTATTTAAACGAAGAAGAAAAAGCAGAAAAATGGATAAACATAAGACCACGTTAATAAAACAATTGGGAGAAAAAACCAACATTCGAAAGGACGGCACAATATGACGGAAGTTATTTATACAGACGGTTACAAAACAGTATTTCATAGTTTTTACGTTATAGAAGAATACAAGGGCGATTATTTGGAAGAATCATATTACAAGGTTTATAAAGATGTATATAGAAAAAATCATATTTTAACTTTATATGGAGAAAAAGAACTTGACGAATTTATTAAAACACATTAACAAATACGGGGGCGATCGCCCCCAAGATTCAAAGAAAGGAATAAGATCATGACAAACAAAGATGTAAAACAAGAAATCGAAAATATTAATGATATTATTAACAAACTTTATTTTAAAATCGAACTTGAAGCAGATTTTAACAAGTCATTTAAATTATGTATTCAACAATATTTATTTGACGCTAAAAACAAATTAACATCTGAAATAATGAACAATTATATTGATAATTTATAAAGGGGTGGAACAATGACAAAGACAGAGAAATTTATATTATTCGAATGGATCATAAAGCAGAATGAAGGAAACGAGCATTTACATGAAACCTATGTTGAATTATTGGGAGATATACGACAATTACAATCATTCAAAAGATATGTTAAGAATTTAAAGAAAGTTGAACGGGTGGAATTATGATAAAAGAATGTTTCGCAACATACGAACAAATTAATTATAAAATGTTTCGGATTGAAAACGAGGTTACCCCGTATGTGTGTGCGTATGGTTACGATCCAGTAACGGACGAATGGGAACACGGACATTATTTTTATTCTTTATATGGAGCGGTTCAATATATTAACCAAAAATTAAAAGAATATGCGGAAGCATAAGAAGGGCGAAAGGGGTTGAAGATATGTACAAAAAAAAGGGGCGTAAACCCCTTTTTTGTTATATTTGAAATAATTTTATTACTTGTATTCATGTATACATGTATACAATCTTATTAATATATATAACTTGCTATGTATTATTTACTTATTTAATGCACTTTAATACAATATTTCGTATTAAAAGTTTCGAAAACGTATTAATATCGTCAAAAAACGTATTTTATAAGTAGTTTGAATCGTATAACGCGTTTAAACCTTCGAAAACGTGTATTAATATAGCATACTATTGTTTTTATATCGCATTTTCAAGTTGTTTAAAGCAGTATTCGACGCTTACGTCAATATATACGTCAGTTGTTATGTTTGAACCTTCCACATGA